GAAGGTAGTATTACGGTAGGATCATATCCATGACCCTCTTCGACCTCTCTACGGTCTTCTGGGAGGAGGTTAGAGGCTACCTCAAAAGCAGCCTCTGGTGTTAGTGGGTGAATGTATTTAGACACTTTTATAATAAGCGTTTGTGAAGTCCCCTTCCCATGTCATTGAATACAATGTAGCTGGGGCAGGGTGGGAGGATTTAAGTGTTAAAGTTAAGTTCTTATTCTTCTCATAGGTTGGTACAGTTTGGGTTATCTGCTCATTAATACCAACTTGGTTAGCACTATAAACATCAGCTAAAGGTGGTTCCCAGGTTTCAGTATATTGTGGTTTACCTATTCTATCTAAGACAGTAGTATACATACCACTTGCACCAAAGTTAAATTTAACTCGATGAATAACTAAAGAACCATTTGTTTGAGAAATAGTCGTATCACCTGTTGTTTGTGTTGTATAGATAGTAGGGAATTCTACTTCCATATCAAAGAGATATCCAAGTATTAAATCATGACCAGTCCAGTCACCATCCCAAGCTACCATATATTTACCATCACTGTCTGGTCCTTGATATATAGTCTCAGTATAACTACCTATAAGATCTGAATCTTGAGCTTCTGTAGTAGGATCAGAATTAGGTAAGGTAGTATCAGCTTGATGACAATAGATAACTAATTTTCTATATTTATCATCACTAGATATACGAGGTATATTAAAACCATCAGGTAAGAATATTTTAGATCTACCATCACTAGCATACATTACATCAGCAGCTGGTATAATCTTACTATTATCTAAATGAATTCTATATGTAATATCATCAGTTGTATCAACTGTATCTTTATCATCTGTGATAGCTAATGTTTCTGTATCCATTTTAATTGGAATACGTTGCATTGTATCTTTACCAGAGTCCCTGATTACAAGATATAAAGCATCATCTAAGACACAGTGATGTTGTATTAACCCACTGAAAGTCCATTTAAACCAAGCTTGTTGTAAACGTTTCTCACTAGTTGCATAATAACTAAATCCATATAATACTTGTTTATCTTTTTCACTAAAGAATATGATAGAGTTTTCCCTAGAATTAGAAATCTTATTCAAATTTTTGTCAAATAATTTACTGACAACTTTTGTTTGATCAACAACTATAGGTTCACCTTCACGTAATATCTGTGCCATTTCCCAGAAACGTGAATATTTACCAGCGTTATCTAAGAAACCAATGGTAGTACCAAGTGATATTGGATTAGTATTAGTATTAAAATTATAAGATGCTATAGTATTTAACTTAGCAGTTTGTGGGCTAAGTACATCACTATCTGTAGTTAATAGGAACTGAGTAGTTTTGGTAAATAAAACTAAGCCAGAGTTTGTATGAATCCCATCATAGATATCTGCAGGAAATTCAGAACTACATGATATATCTATATTATCTGTAGCTGTATATGTGATCGAAGATTTTGGCCAAAAATTAAAGAAATCTCCAGGTTGAGATAAGATAACATCTTCTTCACTAAGCATGACTAATCTGTTTCTCCAGAATATCATCTTATTAATGTATCTATCTTTGGTTACATCATCATCATCTGTACCAGATACTGTTGAAATAAAACTAGGTTTAGGTACTGTTGTAGTATTACCTACTAAACAATTTTCCCATGTTACTTGTTTAAGATCAAAGTAAACTTTATTAGTAGAACCATTGTATTGCCTAATTAATTGTACAGGCATTTTAGCTGGATCAAATGATAATAGCCGTCCAGGTGCAGGGCATTCTTCCCAACTACCTTTACCATCTCTACCATTTTGTCCTTCAAATTGTAGGTAATAGTCATCTTCATTAGCTTCACTATTTTTAACCTTAACTACAAAACCATGTTTACATTGCCCAGGTAAATCATCTATAGTTTGAATTTCATTGGTAACAACATTTAATAATTCATCATCAATAGCTGTTAGATTAAAAGCAGCTGCATCAGTTATGTATATACCACTACCAATTATCCGTACATCTGAAGCTGCATTATACCAATTACTATTTACAGTTCTCGGTAATGATCCATCTGCATTAGCTTTTTTAGCATTTAATATCTCATACTGTATATCACCTAAGATTAACTCAGCGGTAGTAGTTGTGTCAGTATCAAATGGTGTAGGTTGTGGTCGTATTAAACCAAGGTTAGCTTGTACTTGAGCTGTACTTACTTCAGTAACATTGATTTGATATAAACCATCCTTCAACCAGACATAGAAATAATCATTCTGTAACCAACCACTACCTCCATATAATACATCATGAGTAGTTGTATAACGAGCTTGATATGTTACACTAGATCCTGAACCTCTAGGTATAGCTTGAGATATATTTGTTATTTGGAAGTATAAATCTTTTTTAGAATCTACTGTTGTATCACCTTTACAATAGTTACAAATTAATCTATTTGTAGTTACTGTAGCACCTGCATGATCTGTTATTTGAAATCTAGTATTATTTCCAGAATCAACCTCAACTGAATATTGCCCATCTGTTTCACTTGCTCCGTCAAAATTTAAATCTACAATATCACCAGTTGCAAGTCCATGATTATATACATTAACATAAAAATCTGTACCATCTCTATGGTATGATGGACCATAAGTTAATGTTTGATTACTATTACCAGCACCTGTTATATCAAGAGCAGTACCATTATTTGCATTAGCTTCAGTACTAGCTAATTTAATAGTATTATCATCTATTTTAATAACAAAGAAATGATCCTCTTCACTAATATCAGCCCCACCTACTTGTATCATTGGTGATGCTGTTGTATCATCATACAGCACAGGATCACCTGTTACTCTACCATGATTTGCAATAGTTATAGTATCAGCACCTATATCTATATCCCCAGTTGCTATTGTATATTGTTTAGAATTTTTTATTTGATCATCTGTATTAAATACAGCAACCTTATATGTATGGCTTCCTGATAAACCTTCGTCTGTTAATGAAATCCCACTACCCACAGAGAAAATATCTGTAGCAGTATTAGGTGCTAAGGAATCTTCATTTGAACCTGCAGTATTATCACATCTATTAGCAGAACTCCGTGCTTGCCATTCTCTAATATTACGATCAACCAGACCACCATTACTTTGACAGTAGTTATTACTAGAGGCTACTAAAGCACAAGTCATCCTAGTAATTGTTGTAACAGCTTCAGTTGTATTATCGTCAAAAATATTAAGAGAGTACTGTCTAGAATATGCTACTTTTTTTAATTCTATGTATGCTTCATGTGGTCTAGCAGGTGATTCACTACCAGCTAACATACCTGTAGCTATAGTTCTATTAGTTAGATATGTAAAATCATTAAGAGTTAATGTTTGGATATTTTGATCGTCAGTGTGTGTTAAATAAGCTGTTAAAGAATCCTGCATGGCTTGATTACCATCCAGCTCTACATCTAAAGCATCTCCTGCACTATGTCTTTTAACACCACTAACATAAATATCTGAACAACACCACATTTTCACAGCACCAGTACGACTAACTTGTCCTATATACTGTTCATTCTCATCTCTATAGTAATGGAACCATCTACCATTAGCTGTTGAATTCAAAGCAGTCGTAGTATTATCACTTAAAGAAGCTACTAATTCAGCTCCTGGTCTCTTCTGTAGTCCTTGAGTTACATCAGGTAAAACATTTATAGCATCCACAACTTGACCTGGTACTTTCTTTGAGTCAGGTTGTTGAGATATGCCTCCTGTATAACTATTTATTGTTTGTGTTACACTTGCCATTAGCGTCTCAGTGAAAGATAAGGTCTGAAGGATCTATACCTAGTCCCATGTTCATGACCTAAGAAAGAGTGGTCAGCCATATCACATTCGTACTCCATACATGCAGCTCTTGATTTAGCTTCATCTTGAGCTAAGAGTTGTGCAAGTTGAGGGTTAGATACAAGTTGAGTAGCAGCTCTTACTGCAGCTCTATAAGTAATATATCGTTGAAAACAATTCGGTAAATCATTAAACTCATATAGAGTCACAGCATCAATATAAATATCAGTATCAAATTCATCAGTATGATCTGCTAAATCATATAACCTACCATTTCTTACTACAACATCTTTTGATTTATCGACCAACCCATCATGAATATCATAACGTAAAGTGTTATTAGGTAATGTGATATACTTAGTTGTATCTTCTGGAGTAAGTTTAATATGATATTCTGTGTTAAAATGCCAGCCTTCATTCTGTACATCCTTGTTAACTTCTGTTAAAATATTATATATAAATGAAATCTCTGGGTTTGGGTTACCAGTTAAATCTAAATTAGTAACTGGAGCCTGACCTATGCTACCCAGAATTGAGTTCACTGCGGATAGTTCGGTATCGGTGTCAATTGTCGAGGTAGCCATATAAAAATCTATAAAAAAAAGGAGGTCCGAAGACCCCCTGTATGTTGGTTAAAATT